AAAGTTTTAAGTGGAAATAATTATTTATCTTTCTCTTTATTAATCATAGCATTCTTAATCAAATCATTAAGTTTTCTATTATCCATTATCTCGCCATTATTTGTAGATTCTCCGGCCGACTCTTCAGCCGCTATATTCTGTGCTCTGATAACTTCAGGATTTTCGATTTCATTTAAACCTAAATCTTTTCTTAATCCTTTATAGAATTTTTCAAGTTCGGTTCTCTGCGTAGATGAGAATTTAGAGTTTTCTCTAATCTGACCAATTGTTTGGTTAACAACTTCATGCATTCTTGCTGAGTTATCACCGTTATCAACTTGTCTTAGTTGTGATAAAAAGTTTTTTCTTGTCATTTTTGACAAAAAAATTGTCTCGGCATATACTTTAGCATCTTCTCTCATTTTATTTATTATATAAGGATGTTCTTTTAATTGAGGAACATCACTTAAATATAAATCAATAAGTGACTCTAATACCTCCATAGATTGCTGGGTTGCGACCGTCATATCTGAGTCATAATCATATATTTCTATTTCACCTAAATCTGGCAAATCTTCGGATCTAGCAAGATGTTTACTTATATCGAATTCACCACTCTCCGACTGGATTTCATCAAATTCATCTTTGATTCTATTTCTTTCGTTCTCTGTTTTCGACATAGAAGGTGGTTTTTTACAATATATATTAAAAAATATCTTTTCCTAAAATGGCATTTGATCCACAAAAAGAAAAACAAATGGTTTTTACAACCAAACTAGTAGAAGAGGCTACTGATAAAATTAATGACGGTATTGTTATTAAAAGATATCAAAATCCTTGGTTAAAGAGTGAGGTAGGATTAAGAAGATCTGGTATCTCATTCAAAATGAATATCAGTGAACAACAGGAGTATGTTAAGTGTGCATTTGATATTCATTACTTTGTAGAAAAATATTGTAAAGTAAAACGAGAAGATGGTTCTATTGGTTCTATCAAGTTAAGAGATTACCAAAAAGAAATATTGAATAGCTTTGTTGATAATAGATTTAGTATTTTAATGGCTTCTCGACAGGTTGGTAAGACAATCTCCTCTTCTATTTTTATGTTACATAAAATATTATTTGATAACGATAAGAATATAATGATTGTTGCTAACAAAGGTGATACCGCGGTAGAGATTGTTGATAAGATTAAATCAATTTATTCATTATTGCCTTTTTTCTTAAAACCGGGTATTAAAACTTGGAATCAAAAGTCATTAACATTTGAAAATGGTTGTAGAATTAAAACATCAGCTAGAACAAAGACTCCCGCTATTGGTTTTACCATTGATGTACTTTATTTAGATGAGTTTGCACATATTCCTTCAAATATTATTGAACCTTACTATACTGCGGCTTTTCCAACAACTGCCGCTATTAAAAATTCAAAGATTATTATTACATCTACTCCAAATGGTATGAATTTATTTCACAGATTGTTAAGTGATGCTGAAAGACCTGAAGGCGATCCAATGAAAAATAACTATAAACCAATGAGAGTTTATTGGTATCAGGTGCCTGGTCGTTTTGTTACTTATATTAGATTAAATTCACATAAAATGTATGAATACGGTGTCACTAAAGAAGAAATATTTGATTTAGTTAATCAAAAATGGGGAAGTCAAACAACAATTTTTATGGAATATAACATGGATTTATTAAAAGATGTTATTAATGTTTTTAATGGTGATAATTGTACAGATGAAGATGTTAAAAAATTAACATTTGTAGATAAAAATAATCACGATATTTCTATTATGGCGATTGCTGATATTACAACTTGGAAAGAAGAAGTTATTAAAGATATTGGTGGTGAGGATGCTTTTAATCAAGAGTATGGATTGAGATTTATTAATGCTTCTAAATCATTATTAAATGAGGCAATTATTGATGATTTATTAAAAAATAAAAAAAATTATGTACATGAGCCTATATTTGAATTTGATAAAAAATTAAAATTTAGTTATACTGATTTAAAATGGGTTGAAGATGATAAAGTTTATATTCCTTTAATGAGAAAGGATTATAAAATAGTAATATCGGTTGATATATCAGAAGGTCTTGGACAAGATTACTCTATTATCAATATATTTAGAGTATCTGAAAAACCAAAAGATTTGATAGAACTACAAAAACCTTCATATAAGTCAATTGTTGATTTTTTCAGATTAGAACAAATTGGTATTTATAGAAATAACTACATATCAGTTAAACAACTATCTGAGTTACTTTATATGATTGTTTTTGAATATTTAAATCCAGACAATTGTAAAGTTGTTGTTGAGTTAAATAACTATGGTAATACTTTATTTGCTGAATTACCCCATGTTTTTGATGGTAATAATAATTATGGTTCTTCGGTATTTGTTAGATATAAACACCGAGCAGATGCCACCGAAGAAAAAGTTGGATTAAAAGTTGGTGAAAATAAAAATTTAATGGTCAAAGATTACCAAGAACTAATGCAAAATAAAGGATTCATTATTAATAACGAGGATAATATTAGAGAAATAACAACATTTGTTAAACATACTACTTCTGCTGGTAATACAAGATATGCGGCCGATGCTGGACATGATGATACCGTTATGACAATTGTAAATGCTACTACTGTATTTAGTCGACATGACTTTTCTGAAATGATTGAAGATTGGTCAACTAAATTTGTTGATAAGGAATATATGAATTATGTTAAAGATATTATGAAAAATATAGATTATATAGAAGGAGTAGATTATGGTCAAGTCTTAAAGATAAGAAAACAACAGATAAATAGATTTAAAAATAATAATAACAATGGAACAAATTGGTTCGGTACAAAAAATTTTTAGTTATTTGATTCCATTGTAGCACTTAATCCAGCACTTCTAAGTTTATCTTTCATTTTTGATATTATTTCAATATCTCCGTATTTAACATCACACTTTCCAATATAGTGAACAATATGAGCACATTGAGCAGCTTGTTCTTGTTCGTGTTTACAAACTTTCATAAGACAAGTAATAACCCAGTCAAATGTATTGTAATCGTCATTATGTAAAACCAGTTTATATGGTTTAGATAAAATCTCTTGTACTTTTGAGGATGTTTTCTTTTTAGTGATTGTCGCCATAATTTATTTTAATTTCTGAATGTTATATATTATTTGTGAACTTTGTTTCTTTTTTGTTTACAACATCAACAACAATAACATCAACATGACATTCTTCAGCCCACTCTTCGAATCTAATTAGATGTGATTGCCTATCATCATACATAACAAACTCATGAACTCCAAGTTCTTCAATTTTTTGTTCAAATAGTTGAGTTTTAAATTTATAGGTGTCTCCTCCCCAATTTAAATGTATCTCATCAAAAGAAATATTATGTCTATTTAGAATAGTATCAATATGTTTTCTCATGTTTTCTGCTTTTTGAAGTCTACCGGTTGATAAGATAACATAGTTATCTGGATCAGCAACTGCTTCTAAATATTTTTTATAAACCCATGGATTTATTGAAATATCAAAAATTTCTGGATTAATGCTATCTGATCTACCCCACCAACCACCATATGGCCATTCAGTTCCTGTTTTTTCTTTCCAAATTATCTTGCCTTCTTCAGGTTTTGGTGTATGACATAATGTATCATCAAAGTCAAATGATACTAGTCTTTTATAACTCATTTTATAGTTTTAATTTTAAATTATTTACAAATATATATAAAATTATTAAAAAATAAAAGGTCGCTTTATTAAAATAATATATATTTTAAAAATAAACTATTTTATGAAATTAGATAATTCAAAAAAAGGCACAGTAGTTAAAGATGTTATCAGAACTAAAATAAGCCAATTAGATATTAAATCAATTCTTATACTAATATTACTTGGATTGACGATATTGTTTGGATTCAAGTGGTTTTTTTCAGGTGATAAAGCATCAAAAGAAAGAGTTAAACAATTAGAACAACAATTTAAGGATTTAGAGAATCAAAAAAAGTCTGTTGATTTAGAAATAAATTCTTGGAGAGCTAAGTCTGATAGTCTTAGACAATTAGATGTTAAATTACAGGCTGAATTAACTAGACAAGAGGCTCAAACTAAAAAGGCTGAAATTGAAGCTAATAAATCTAAGGCTAATTTAGATAAATTAAAACATGATCTTGAAGAAACTCAACATAAAATAGATGAGTTTAAAAAGAATTCGCCTAATAGAACAGGTGATGCTCTTTTAGAATCACTAAAAAATAAAACTAAACATTAATATGAAAAATTTTCTAACATTAATTATAGGTATGATTTTAAGTTTAAGTGCTTATTCACAATACTCACAACCTAAAATAGATTATCCAAGATTTGAAATAGACTCATTGGGTCAACAAGTTCTGGTAATGACTATTGAACAAGCTCAAAATCTTGACAATGGTACAGATTTATTGGTTCTTTTACAGAAACAAAATACTCAAATGGGTCAATATGATTCTGTTTGTGTTAAAGTTATCAATGATAAAGAACAAGTAATTGCTTCTCAAAAAATGGAGATTGCTAAATTAAAAGAATCTATCAATAATAAAGATTTACAGATTAAAGCATTACAAGGTGAAGTGGCATCATATCTTAAAAAGATTCTTATTTTAGAAGAACAAGTTGTTAATAGAGAACAAGTTATTGGTGAAAAAAACAAACAAATAAGAAAAATTAAAACTAAAATGATTTTTGGTGGTATCGGAGGAGCGGCTTCCATTATTGGCTTAATAATAGGATTAATAGTATTAAATTAATTGAAAAAAAATGAGTTTTAATACTTAATATATAATCTATAAAAAATATTCAAATACAAATGAAGTATATTAGAACTTATGAAAATTATCGTGTTAAAAAGAACAGAGAGGAAATTATAAAAGAATCAGTTCTTCAAATAAATGATATTTACAAAGTAAAGACAATGATTGATATTCCTCAATCTTTAATTAACGCTTATGTAAAAAAAGTAAAAGATACCACTGGTAAAAATCTTCGTCAGTTCTTTGGTGATGTTGATATTGCTGAAGAAATTGTAAAATATATTAATATGAATAATTTAGATATTGAAAAAATTCCTGGTGGCGCTTTAATGGGTGGTGGTCAATCACAAGGTCAATCAACACAAAGTCAACCTCAAGTTGAAACTGAAGGTGAGGCTCAAACACAAACTCAAGAAGTTCCTCAAGAACAGGCTCAAGAGGCTCCTACACAAAATGAGTTTGAAGAGCCACAAGCACAAGCTCAGCCACAAGCACAAGCTCAGCCACAAGCTCAGCCACAAGCACAAGCTCAGCCACAAGCTCAGACAGAAGCTCAACCACAAGCTCAACCACAAGCTCAAGCACAAGCTCAACCAGAAGCTCAACCAGAAGCTCAGCCACAAGAAGAAGGTGAAGAAAAAGAAGAAGGTGAAGAAGGCGAAGAAAAAGAAGAAGGTGAAGAAGGTGAAGAAGGCGAAGAAAAATTACCGCTTTAATCTATAAAATATTTTTATAAAACACCGAGCAATCGGTGTTTTTTTATGCTCATTTTTTTATATATAGAATATTAAAAATCGTAGCAATTCCATTAAATCAAAACGATGTAAAAGAATTTAATTAATATAAAAATGAATAATTTTCATGAGAATAGTTAAGACATTTGATAAATATAATATTCAAGAGATTTTAATAATTGTGGATGTTCAAAAATCATTTCGTTCGTTCTTTACTGAAATGTATTTAAATCAGTTAAAAAATTATTGCAAAAACTTTCAATATGTATATCAAATATTTGATAATCATGTTGATGGCAAAAATGTGGATAAGGATTACTTATATGATGAATCACCAGAGATTCCTATTCATAAAGATCTTTACTACTTTCCTAATCAAAAAGACATTATTGAAAAAAGATACAACTATGATGTAAATGTTGACTTCTATAAAAAGATTTTAGATAAAGAAGTATATTATAAAATTAGTAAAATGGAAGAAGAAAAGAATTTAAAAAAAGGTGATATTTTTTTAACAAAAAAAGGAACATATATTGTTTATGTTGGTAATAATCATAAGTGGCATCATCTTAGTAAAAAATTATATGATATGCTTCTAAGTTTGAAAAATAAAAATGTTATAATAGTAGGAGGCGCTGATAGCGAATGTCTTGAAGATATCTATACAGCGGCTTTATCAATTGGTGTTAATATAAAAAGAGATTGGAAGTATATTTATACTGCTAATAGTTGTCCTATCTAAAGATAAGTTTAAAAATACAATTTATGTTACTACTGCAAAAACCTCATATTCGGATATCTCAAATTTTATTTCCATATATTCTTGATATCTTTCAGGATCTTCAAAAAAATTAATTTCTAGTTTGTATTCTATTGATTGTAATTCTTCAATATACTCTGATATTTGACCTCTTAAATCCATTTCGATTGATTCGGCTGATAGTCTTGTTTCATGTAGATATTTTGGTAAATCACCTCCAAATTCAGGATCACAGAATAATTCACCTTTATTTGTGAATATCAGTAGTTCCCACTTTTGTATAATAACTCTAACGACATCATCTTCAATTATTTGAAGATCATTAAATCTTGGATGTCCTGGATAAATAATATAAAAGTCTGTGAAATCAAAAGCCATAACATATATATTAATATATTATGTCTCTTTATTTAGTAGTATATCTCTGAATTTACCAATAATTGTTAAACCTAAAACTATTGGATCAGTATTTGTTTCTAATTTAGAAGAATAGTCAGCAATAATAAAATTACACTCAAATAATTTATCTATACTTTTACTTTCTGATATAGACCAATCAATAAATGGTTTGCCTAATAGTTTAATCATTACATCAATCTTTTCTGCTCCAAAGTTAGTCATTAAGAAGTGGTAAATCTTCTCATAGTCCATTGACTTATCATAAATACAAGAGTATAAATCTAATTTTACTTTATTAGAAACATTTGATGTATTATCGCCAATAGTACCAGTTTCTAAATAATTTTGAACTTCGACCATTATAGACCTAAAGTCTGGAAACTTCTTAGTAATGATAGAAAATAAATCTTCTTTTGGTATTTCTTTGCCTTCTTTTGGTAAAATTACATTATTAATTCTTTTGTAAATTTCTTTTTTAAGGTATTTTTCTTCTTCAATATTCTGATAATCAAAGTTTATTTGTGGAATTCTTGATTTAATTCCATCAGAAATTTTATTTAAGTGATTTGTGGTAATAATAAATCTAACATTCTTATTATACTTTTCAATAAATGCTTTGAAGGCATCTTGAAATTGTGCGGATACTCTTTCAAATTCATCTAAGAAAATATATTTAATATCTGACTCAGTTTCCATCATTGAGCTAAACTTACAAAAGTCTTCAATCTCACTTCTTAAAACATCAATTGACGTATATAAAGAAGAATTTAGTTCTAAATAAGGTTTATCTTTTGTGTATCTACCAATAAGTATTCTGGCTAAACTTGTTTTACCTGTTCCAAATTGACCATAAAATATAAAGTTTTGATTTATACCATTTTCAAAGTTTTTCCTTATTCGTGGTAAAAGAATAACATCCTCCATGATTTTTGGACGCCACTTTTCCCATAAAAGTAATGATTTAACAGACATATATTTGATTATTAATAGGTATATAAATTCATGAAGAGAAAGTTTATATTTAATATATATCAATATGATAGGAGAAAAATTTAATTTTGAAGATGTATTTTTTAGAGATTTAACAGTCTGTGTATTAGATACATTAGAAGGACAAATTAAATGGATTAATAGATTTTCATCTGGTGATGTGTATGTTCAAGTTCCTTTTTATTACTCTCTTACAGGCGATGAAAGATTTTTATTAGATTCATTTTCTGATGATATAGTTTCTGAAAATAGATTTGTTGAATTAAATACTGATATGATTCCAAGAGGTCATTTAACTCTTACTGGATTTAATATAAAATCTGATGAATTTGCTAATCCTAATGTTTGGCTGAGAATGATTGTTGAGAATGAAGTAGAAATCAGAAAAGTTATTGCTAAAGTTAGAGCAATTCCTATCACGGTTAATTATGATTTAGAAATATTATTGAGTTCCGAGATTGATACATTTAAATGTTCTCAAGCTATTATGGATACTCTTTGGTTGTATAAATTTATGTATTTTGAATATAACTTTATGAATATCGATGCGGTTATTTTAATGCCCGATTCAAATCAAATTGAAATGTCAAGAGAGAAGAATCTAACATCAGATAATAATATTAAAATGAAAGTTTCTTTTACAGTTGAAACTTATTATCCAGCATTTAGAAGTGATAGAGTTAGTGCTACTGGTTATCCTCAAATTTATGGTTCGGGTATGTCTGATTTAAATGGTTTTAGTTTAAATGGTGGAGTTTCTGATTTTTTTCCACAGCCTGGTGATATAGGTTC